CGATATATTGACAGTAATAACTTATGCAGAGAAAAAGATGTTGTTATTCGATATTTAATTACAGAGAATGAAGATACATCAACCGAATTAGAAAATGCATTACATAAAGAATTTGATAATCGATTTGGTTTTAGGTTTGCATGGAAAACTGCTTCAGGCGGCCTTGAAGGTAAATATGATAACATCTTAGCCGAAGCAGAATATCTAACTTCAAAAGCCGGCCTCGATCTTATCAAAGATTTAAAAGAACTCTTCCTTGCTAAATCAATTGAAGAATATCAGGAGAAGCTTGATAATGTCTGAACGAGTGGGCATAACCTGTAGCACATTTGATTTACTTCATTCTGGCCATGTTGCTATGTTAAGAGAAGCAAAGACACAGTGTGATTACCTCATTTGTGCTTTACAGAATGACCCATCTATTGATAGGCCTGAAAAGAACCAACCAGTACAAAATATTGTTGAAAGACAAGCACAACTGGCAGCAATCAGATATGTTGATGAAATTTTAGTGTATAATACCGAAAAAGAACTTCTAGACATTCTTGGGATGTATCAAATAGATGTTAAAATAATGGGCGAAGAGTATCGTGACCTAGAGTTTACAGGTAAAGATTTATGTCGCCAAAGAGATATTGAGTTCTATTTTAATAAAAGAGACCATAGGTTTTCCACAAGTGATTTGAGAAAACGAGTAGTACTTTCTGAAAAAGAAAGAAAATAATGGTTTACATTTCACATGGAATGTGATATAATATACTAATAATTAGGAGAAAGTATGCCAAGTATAGATTTAAGGCCAAGGCCAAATAAAAACAAAAGGGACAAGAGACCGCCAAGGGAAATGCCTTTTGATATAGCTCTAAGAAAATTTAGAAAAGCTGTAGAAAGAGCTGGAACTCTACAGAAAATAAGGGAGAAGGAATTTTATGAAAAGCCTACTGCCAAAAGAAAGCGTAAAAAAGCAGAGGCTATTTCCAGATGGAGAAAGCAAGAAAGACAAATGCAAATGAATGGTGGTGGTAAATCACCGAGGAGAAGAAAATAATGTCAGTAATGGATAAATTAAAAAAGAATAGTAAAATCAAAGGAACAGATGTTCTAGAAGATTCTATTTATTTTACAGAAAAGGATATGTGTAAGACAGATGTTCCTATGATTAATATTGCCTTATCAGGTGATGTTAATGGTGGTTTAACTGCTGGACTTACTGTTTTGGCTGGGCCTAGTAAACACTTTAAAACAAGTTTTGCTTTACTTATGGCCGGTGCATATATGAAAGAACATAAAGATGCTGTTATGCTTTTCTATGATTCTGAGTTTGGTTCACCCCAATCGTATTTTGAATCATTTGGTATTGACACATCTAGGGTATTACACACTCCTATTACTGATGTAGAACAACTTAAATTTGATCTAGTCGGTCAATTGGATAACATTGAACGCAAAGATAAAGTTATTGTAGTTATTGACTCTATTGGTAATCTTGCATCTAAGAAAGAACTAGAAGATGCTTTAAATGAGAAATCAGTTGCTGATATGAGTAGAGCTAAAGCATTGAAGGGATTGTTTAGAATGGTCACTCCTTATTTAACCATGAAGAACATCCCTTTACTTGCTGTTAACCATACATACCAAGAAATGGGTTTATTCCCTAAAGCAATTGTATCAGGTGGAACGGGTATTTACTACTCTGCTGATAATATCTGGATCCTAGGTCGTAGACAGAATAAAAAAGGCACGGAAGTTAAAGGATATGACTTTGTTATTAATGTAGAAAAATCTAGGTTCGTAAAAGAAAAATCTAAGATTCCAGTAACAGTCAGCTGGGAAGGCGGCATTGAGAAATACTCAGGCCTCCTTGAAGTTGCTCTTGCAGGTGGTTATGTTACCAAACCTTCAATGGGTTGGTATTCAAAAGTTGACCAAACTACAGGTGAGCAGATGGAAGGTAAGGTAAGAGAAAAAGATACACTTACTGCTGAATTTTGGGAACCAATCTTTGCAGATACTAACTTTGCAGAATTCCTAAAAGCTCACTATTCTATCGGACATAAACCAATGCTAGAAATTGATCTAGAAAGCACTTTACAAGAGGGTTAAAATGGGTTATAATATAACTAACAATGACTTTAAACTTGTAGAAAATGATGGCAGTGGTGAGTTTGCAGAATTTTATGGTGTTAGACTTACCACGGGTAAATATAAGAATGTAATTGTTATCTATGGAAAAGTATCGGTCCAAGAACTAGATACTGATGAAGCTAGATTATCATTTACTTATGCTATTCAGGACCCCGCCGATTTTGACCTAGAGTTTTTACAAGGTGATGAGGAATTTAATAATTATTTAGGTGCTGTCTTGGAGTTTTTTATTCAAGATAGCTTAGAAAACAAAGAGGCAACAATTGGAAATATCGAACCAACTACCGACGCATATACTGAATCATCTCCTCAATAACGAGGAGTATTGTCGCAGGGTAATACCATACATTAAAAAAGAGTATTTCGAAGGTTCACATAAAACTGTATTTGATATGATAGTACAGTTTGTTCAACAGACGAACAAGCTGCCCACATCTAAAATCTTACAGCTTGAATTAAGAAAGCAATCTGCGCCAGAAGATCTTCTGAATAGTGCAAATCAGCTGATTGGTGAAATATCTGCAAAATCAGATATAGATACCGAATATCTTATTAAGGAATCTGAGAAGTGGTGTCGTGATAGAGCAGTATATAATGCTATCATGGATTCTATCCAAATTATTGATGGTCAAGACAGTTCAAAAACAGAAGGTGCTATCCCAGAGATTCTATCTAATGCTTTGGGTGTATCATTTGATCAAGCTATCGGCCATGATTACATTGATAATTCCGAAGAACGTTTTGAGTTTTACAACACTAAAGAACACAGAATACCATTTGATTTAGATTATTTTAATAAAATAACAAAAGGTGGTCTACCTAATAAGACACTTAACATAGCCCTTGCCGGTACCGGTGTGGGTAAGTCATTATTTATGTGTCATTGTGCAGCATCAGTCCTTAATCAAGGAAAGAATGTTTTGTATGTGACTATGGAAATGGCTGAAGAAAGAATTGCAGAAAGAATCGATGCGAATCTCATGAACTTACCAATTGAATCTCTTGGGTCTTTATCTAAGAATGTATTTGATGATAAGATTGGAAAGATAGCAAAAGCATCAGTAGGTAAACTTATTGTTAAGGAATATCCTACAGGTTCTGCTCATACAGGTCATTTCAGAGCTTTACTTAACGAGCTTAAGCTTAAAAAGAACTTTAAGCCTGATATGATATATATTGACTATTTAAATATTTGTGCCTCAAGTCGCATGCGTGGTATGGGTGGAAGTATAAATAGTTATACATATATAAAAGCTATAGCTGAGGAACTCCGAGGCTTAGCAGTAGAATTCAATGTACCGATAGTATCGGCAACTCAGACTACAAGGTCTGGTTTCAGTAATACTGATGTTGGTCTAGAGGATACATCTGAATCATTTGGTTTACCAGCAACGGCTGATTTAATGTTTGCTCTTATATCAACAGAGGAACTTGAAGAATTAGGTCAATTGCTCGTAAAACAATTGAAAAATAGATATAACGACCCAACCAAATACAAGAGATTTGTAGTTGGTGTGGACCGTTCCCGCATGAAACTATATGATGTAGAGGAATCGGCGCAATCAGACATCATGACAGAAATGGTGCCAGATAAACCGATAAACAAGTTTGGTGAAAGAGAAAGTAATGACTCTTTTGCTGACTTTAAACTTTAATAGGAGAAAATATATGAATATGTTAAATACAGCAAAAGCATGGTTAATGGACCGATGGAGCGAAAGAACTTCATGGGACGGCGGACTTATAGTTGGCCTTTCATTATCTTACCTACTACTAGGTGGCTTAGTTGACATAGTAGCTTGGGTAGCCCTTGCTTACGGTGTATACACTTTTATTGCAAAAGAAGTATAATAACCTTT